AGATAAGAGTGAAGGCGTTCCTTACTACCAGTCAATCCTCGGTAAAAGGAGAGCCAAGGAAAGCATTGATATGATCTTTAAGAATAAGATCCTTAGCACAAGAGGAGTGGTATCTCTGGAATCCTTCTCATCTAACATTGATCAAACAACCCGCGAATACAGAATGAGTTTTAGAGTCGTCTCTGATAATAAAAAAGAGGTTGTCCCTGTTGAACTCACCATATAAATTTTAAGGAGATAACCATGTCGGGCGTGAGTACAAAAGGATTCAGCTTAAAAAGATTCAGGACTATTCTAGAGGATATGGAGGAAGAAGCCGTATCCCAATATGGATCATCCATCTCCACAGATACCAACAGCGTATTGGGAAGGGCATTGAGGGTTGTTACCCCATCCCTTACCGATCTTTGGGAAACGTCAGAGGAAGTGTACAGCAGCTTCTCCCCAGAGAAAGCAACAGGGGTTTCTCTAGATGCGTTGGCAGCTTTGGCAGGTCTTACAAGATTCTTGCCCAAGCCGACAACATCTCCCGTTATTCTAACAGCGGATTACGAAACCTTCCTTCCAGATGATAGTGCAATGGCGAGCACTTTCACCAATCAGAGGTATACTCTAAAGGATTCTGTATACTTTGGTCTTGAGGGCATCACAGGGCTCCAAATAGAGCCTGTAGACGCCGTTGCAGGTTTAGACTACTACTTGTACTACGGAGACTCTAAAGTCTCTTACACGGCTTCTGCGGGCGATACAGAGGCTGATATTGCAAGGGAGCTGTCAACCCTTGTTGATGGTACATCGACCTTCAATTCTAATGTCTTAGAAGACGATGATAAGGTTGCCCAGTTTCGCACAAAGGATACCTTCCAGTCTGTTGATTTCAGGCTATCACCCCATCTTGTGGCTAGAAGCGTTGAGAAGGTTTCCACGGCTGTGTCCACAGAGGATGGGGAATACAACCAGCCTCCCGGAACGATTAACAAGGTTGCCGCCCCTGTAAAGGGTTGGACAGGGGTTAACAACCCTGTAAAGGCTTCCCTAGGACGTCTTGGAGAGACAGACGCTGAGCTTAGAGAAAGATTCAAGATGTCCAAGGAATCCCGCGCATCCAATACACTTGAAGCTATCTATTCCGACATCCTTGGTGTTCAAGATATTGAGGAGGTGGTCGTGTATGAGAATGATACAGGTGAGGAGAATGAAAGAGGCTTTCCTGAGCATTCTATTACAACAGTAGCAGAAGGCGGAAGCTCTCTGGAAATTGCTAATATCATCTGGAGAAACAAACCGGCGGGTATTCAGACGTTCGGAAACACGACAGTAACTATTGTGGACTCCCAGGGATTCAATCAGGATATTAATTTCATCCGTCCCGTTGAGGTTCCCGTCTATGTTGACCTAGAGATCAAAGCGCTGGAAGGGTTTCCATCAAGTGGTGACGAGGATATTAAGCAGGCGATCGTTGATTACATTGATGACAAATACTCCATTGGTGACAGGGTTATTTACTCAAGGTTGTATACTCCCATTAACAGTGTTCACAACCACGAAATAGAGAGCATGTTTATTGGAACCTCTCCGTCGCCTAAGTCAACAGGTAATATCAATTCAAACTTTGATGAGATTCCAAGGTCTGCTACCTCATACATCAATGTGAAAGTTACCTAGGAGGTAAATGATGTCTGAAAAGATTATCACCAACATCAAAATTACGAAAGAGTTTGAATCGGTGCAAACCACCTCTGATGACCAGACAGAGATTACCCTTAAGAATATTGAGGTTGATGAAGATGTTAATAACATGCCTTCGTTGTACATAGAAGGTTCCTTCGAACTTGATTTCAGTGTGACCTCTCCGACAACTATAGAGCTTCTGTCCACATACCCTAAAGGGACTACGGTTAGCGTTCTACAGTATAACGTAGACGACGGGAGATAACCTTATGAGTATCGAGATAAAGGATTACGTTGACATTGCAAGAGGGAGGTATACAGAACAATTTAAGAACAAGCCTAATTTTGACAGCCTAATCTACACGTGGCTCCAGCAGTCAGAAGAGTTACAGCAGGTTGTCTCAGGTATTTCAGACATCAAGTTTATCGAAAGGGCTGAAGGGCAGCAGCTCGACAACATCGGTGAGATTGTTGGACAATCGAGGCTTTTGATAGACGCTAACTTGATAGACTTCTTCGGGTTTGAAGGTATCTCCATCGCACGGTCATACGGTGATCTTGATGATAGAACGAAAGGCGGCAGGTGGAAATCATTAGGTGAGAAGGCAACAGGTAATATCACACTGTCTGATGATGAGTACAGATTGTTCCTCAAGTCTAAGATTATCAGGAATAGCACTACAGCGACAACAGAGGATGTAATCGCCTCCGCTAAGTTCCTTTTCCAAGCTGATAAGGTTCATCTTATTGAAGGCGAGAAGCCCGCTTGTTACTCAATTGCAATAGGTAAGAGATTAACGCAGCAAGAGAAGAGCCTTCTCAAGTATTCTTATGTTGATGGCGTAGATAGAGCGTTCCTCGTAAAGCCTGCTGGTGTATGTGTACAAAACTACAGGGAGTTTGATCCGCAGAACTTCTTTGCATTCCAAGGCGTCAGAGGTGCGAAAGGATACGGTGATCTAAAAGATATCGCAGAGACCTTCATGACGATCGAGAACAGCCTTTTCAAAAAGGCTACCACAAGGTACGTAGGAGAAGATGGTGATAAGGATGTTGATATGCCGTATAACTCTTCATATACATCAGAAGTGTATGTAGAAGGTGCGCTGTCAAACAACCACTTTTTAAGTTCTAACAGGGTGTCTTTTCCGTATGAGCTAAGTAAGGGTACCAAAGTAACTCTGGTAGGGATGCACGCTCAAGAGGTTAAGGAGACGCGCTATGAACTCAAAGACCCCGATGTGACAAAACTAACAATCGGCGGGATATACTCATCAATCATTAACTGAGGTAACAAACATGGCTAAACTGGAAAAACCGAGTAATCTTACAAAATACCTATGGGCTTCAGGCGGCGAGGCTGTAGAACCTACGGATGATAAAAAGCTTAAAGGGTGGATTGCTGAAATTCCACCGTTCCAGTTTGAGAACTGGCTTCGCAATCGTAACGAAAGAGCTATCGCGCATATTGTACAGGCGGGTATTCCCGATTGGGACGATTCAACACAGTATCAAGCGAACAAGTCATATGTACAAGATGAAGACGGGACGATCCATAGAGCTACACAGACTCATACGGGTGTCAATCCTAAGTTTGACGAAGGAGAAAACTGGACTCAGCCATTTGACTTCAACAACCTTAAGCAACTTGCCACTACCAGTTCTACAGGTGTAGTTCGTCAAGGTAACGCTCAAAGTTTAGCAGAAGGTGTAGCTGGTTCTATCTTTTTACCTCCCGACATTATCCGCGAAGCTCTGGACAACATTAGTGGTACTCAAATCACCACAGGACTTATTGATGGTCTTTTCTTACCTGTCCCTACTGAGACTAAGAAAGGTGCTGTAAAGAAGGCTCGCCAACAAGATATCGACAACGGTACAGGTGAAGACCTTTACGTTGACCCCGCACAACTTAAAAAAGTAACCGATGAAGTGAAGTCGTCTACTGCTGGTATCTCCTTGCAGGGACAGCCTGTTATTACTGCTGGGTCTTCAGAAGATTTCACTATTACCAACTACTCGTCTTTTGATACGTACAACGTAAGCCTGGAGATTCTCGGTACGGGTACGGGTACAGCAACAATCACAGATCAGATTGCTACAGTTAATATCGACGCTGGTGCTACGGGTAGTGCTATTCTGACGGTTGAAAAGTCTGGTGTACCTTATGAGTTTTCACTTGGTATCAGGTGGGAGTCAGGTTAACAGACCTTCGTTGACGTTCCCTACGAACGCTTCTACGGATGTACTAAACACGGTGACGTTCCAAACTACATCTTTCCAGACAACCCCAAGTAACTTTGGCGATACACATGCAGCTACAGATTGGGAAGTAGCAACAGATTCTTCGTTTACGAATGTAGTTTCTAGTTCTTATAACGATACACTTAACTTAACACAATGGTCTGTCACGCCTAACCTTGCGCTAGAAACAACGTACTACCTACGTGTACGGTATTACGGCGGCTCTTTAGGTGTATCCCAGTGGTCTTCTACGGTCTTCTTTACAACAGCAGCAT